AACAAGTTAGTACATGAACGAATACCAAAGAAGACATCCATAGGAAGAAATCCAAAGAAGTCTAGTATGAACAAATCTAAGAAAAGATCCTTTAAAAAATATAGAGGTCAAGGAAAACCACAATAAATTATTGGTGCGTTTAAAAATTTTTTTTTATTCTATAGGTTCGTTTCTTTCATTTAAATAGGAGGAAATATGAATTACAAAGTAAATATATGGAAAGATGACACTCTTAAAAGAGAGATTGTATATTCTGCAGATAATGATATACAAGCAATACAAATGGCAAGTGCTGCCACACCAGATGGATGTAGATCAACTTATGAAGAAATAACAGAGGAGCAAATATGGCTTATGGAAAAAAAGGAAACACCTCAAAAAGAGGGAGTTTAAGTAAAAAACAACAAACATTACCAACTGCTTTAAAAAAGAAAATAATGGCTGCTAAGAAAAAGAAGTAATGGCAACCAAAGAAGAAAAAATATGGATGGATAAGGTAGCAAGTCTTGGCTGCTATGTATGTCAACGACCTGCTTCCTTACATCATATAAGACCAAAAGGAACTGGAATGGGAAGAAGAACTTCTCATTTTCATGTAATACCTTTATGCTATGACCATCATCAAGGACAGTTTTCAATTCATATGTCAAAAAAATCTTTTGAAAAACAATACGGAACTGAAACTGAAATTTTAGAAATTGTTAAACAAAAAGTTAAGGAAGAAGAATGTCGTTCATCAATACTTTAAGTTTAAAAGATCGAAGAAGATTAAGAACTATTGTTAAAAGAGTACATCTTGCACATTATCCTACTCATATGATTACAGACTATGAGGCAGATAAACTTGTTGAAGCTTTTGGTGAAGAAACAGTTTATAATCTGTTAAAGGAAAATGTAGGTAAGAATGTCGACTAAATTTGATTACAAGCCAGAAGGTATAACACTCAAACAATTTATGAAGTCTAATGACTTCTTTAGAGGATTAAGAGGGCCAGTTGGATCTGGTAAATCTGTTGCTTGTTGTGTTGAAATATTTAGAAGATGTTTATTGCAAGAAAAAAACAAAGAAGGCAAACGTAAATCAAGATGGGCAGTAATTAGAAATACTAATCCACAATTAAGAACTACTACAATTAAAACTTGGTTAGATTGGTTTCCAGAAGATACTTGGGGAAACTTTGCCTGGAGTGTACCTTATACTCATAGAATAGTTAAAGGTGATTTAGATGTAGAAGTTATATTCTTAGCTCTTGATAGACCGGAAGATGTAAAGAAATTATTATCTTTAGAACTTACTGGTGTTTGGGTTAATGAAGCTAGAGAAATACCTAAATCAATTATAGATGCTTGTACAATGAGGGTAGGAAGATTTCCATCTATGAGAGATGGTGGTGCTACTTGGTATGGAGTTATTGCAGATACCAATGCACCAGAAGAAGATCATTGGTGGCCTATAATGGCAGCTGATGTTCCAGTACCAGATCATATTTCTAGAGATGAAGCTTTAATGTTAATCAAACCAGATAACTGGAGTTTTTATACTCAACCATCTGCTATGTTAGAACAAAAAGAAAATGGAAGTATTACTGGTTATGAGTTTAATGAAAAAGCAGAAAACAAATCTAATCTTACAGAAAATTATTATCCTAATATTATTAGAGGTAAAACAAAAGGATGGATTGATGTTTATGTTTTAAATAAACTTGGATCTATTGAAGAAGGTAAACCTGTTTATCCAAACTTTAAACAAGAAATACATTGCGCTGCTGAAGACTTAGAAGTTAATCCTTATCAACCAATTTATATTGGAGTTGACTTTGGTTTAACTCCTGCTGCTGTTTTTGGACAAAGATTAGTTACAGGTAGATGGCATTTATTAAATGAGCTTGTATGTTTTGATATGGGTGTAATTAGATTTTCTGAATTATTAAGAACAGAAATAGCAAAAAATTATAAAGGTATGGAAATACATATTTACGGAGATCCTGCTGGAGATTTTAGATCTCAAACAGATGAAAGAACTCCATTTCAAATTATGCGACAGAATGGATTAAAAGCTAGTCCAGCTCCATCTAATGATGTTGCACTTAGAATAGAATCTGTAGATTCAGCATTATGTAGATTACTTGATGGTAAACCTGGTTTATTGCTAGACAAAAAATGTATTACTCTTAAAAAAGGTTTTAATGGTGGTTATCATTATAGAAGACTACAAGTATCTGGAGATAGATATGATGAGAAACCTTTAAAGAATAGATACTCCCACGTTCACGATGCACTTCAATATTTAATGATGGGAGCTGGTGAAGGTAGAACTATTTTATCTGGACAACCTACTAAGAAAGTAACTGTTGCTAAAAAAGAATGGGATGTCTTTGCAAAACATAAACCAAGAAAAAGGCAAGTATGGGATCTGTTCAAGAAGAATGGTTAATATATTTTTATGAAGCTAGTGATCATCCTTATCCAGAATGGTTAAGATTTCTTAAAAAAGGATTTAAACATTGTGGAGCTTTATCTTATAATTCCAAAAATGATATATGGGTTCATTTAGAATTTACTCATGCAGGAATTAGATTATCATTTCTAGAAAAAAAAGAACTTGAATCTATGCTTGGGTATTTAAAACAATTCAAAGTATTAAGATGCCCAGTAAAAAATGAATGGCATATGCTAAGAATTAAAGATACGACCTGTGTTACATTTATTATGAGATTAATTGGATTTTATAAATGGTATATTCTTACACCTTATCAGCTTTATTGTGCGTTGATTAAAGCAGGATATAAGTCATTTTGGGATCAAGATGCCAAAACCTAAAAAAACATTACAGGAAATTATTGATGAAATGAGAGATCTTCAAGCTCATGAAGATGATTTACTGGATGAAATGGAAGCTAATATGGGATCTTTAATATCAGATGATTTAGAAGATATAGATGAGGAGAATTTATAATGGGCGGAATATTTAAACAAGATACACCACCTAGAGATGATACGCTTGAAAAACAAATGGAAGCTGAAAGATTAGCAGAAGAAGAAAGAGCTGCTGCTCTTGCAGCTGCTAATGAAAAACGTAAAAATAAAATTGCAAGAGGTATCATTGGTCAAAGATCTTTATTTGGTCAAGCTGGTGGTAGAGGATTTTTTGGATAATGGTAGCCAAAGTCTATCAGAATCCTAAAGGTGGATTAAATGCTAAAGGTCGTGCTTACTTTAAAAGAAAAGAAGGATCGAACCTTAAAGCACCTGTAAAAAAAGGAACTAATCCACGAAGGGTTTCATTTGCTGCAAGGTTTGCAGGAATGAAGGGCTCAATGAAAGATTCTAAAGGCAGACCTACTAGAAAAGCCTTAGCATTAAAAGCTTGGGGATTTGGTAGTGTTGAAGCTGCAAGAAACTTTGCAAATAGACATAAAAAAAAATAATGTCTACAGCAAAGAAAACTAAACCTGCTTTATGGGCAAGAGCTAAAGCTCAAGCCAAAGCAAAGATGGGAGGAAAGCACAGTGCGAGAGCTATGCAACTTGCTGTCAAGATATATAAAAAAGCAGGTGGAGGGTATAGCGGAACTAGGTCAAGTTCCAATAAACTCTCAAAGTGGAGTAAACAAAAATGGAGAACAAGTAGTGGAAAAAAATCTGAAGGCAAACGAAGATACCTACCTGATAAAGCTTGGAAAGCTCTTACAGCAAAAGAAAAAGCTGCAACTAACAAGGCTAAAGCAAGTGGTAATAAAAAAGGAAAACAATTTGTTAAACAACCAAAAGCAATCGCAGCAAAAACAAAAAGATTTAGATGATGAAATTTATAGATAAAATTATTTTTAAAGTTAAAGTATTAATTATAGAACTTAAAAACAAATGGAGGAATAAATAATGCCTTACGGATATGGATCTACAAATAGAGAAAGAGGAGCTGAGAAAGCTAGAAGCTCATCTTCATCTAGCAAATCTAAATCATCTAGTGCAAAATCTAGTAACACTAAATCTAATAATTTAGGTAAATCTACTAATTTAGGTGATAATGATAGACAATCTTATAGCGCAAAACAATATACTAATTCTGGTATTAGTGCTTCAAAAATAAGATCAAGTAAAGAATCTTTTCAAAATTCTGCTCAAGATTCTTTAGGAAAATTAAGATTAGATAATTATAGTGTTAAAGATAATTTACCAAAATTTATACCTGAAACATTAAGAACAGTTTATAGTGTTGTTGGTCAACACCTATTTGAAACTAACAGAAAATTTTTTAGAGAAAAAGTTTTAAAAAGCAAAAATTCAAGTAAATTTAAAAATACTCTGGATTCATACTCTAATTATATCAGAGATAGATTATCTGGAACTATAGATGCTTATGGTAATTTAAAACCTACAGCTGATAGTAATGTTGAACCAAGAGAAATACAAAAAAAAGTTATTGCAGAAATGCAAAAAGAAGTTGATTCTTTAGAACCAGAAAAGAAAATTACAGCTCAAAGAAAAGTATTTAAAAACTATAGATCATCTTTAAGAAGAAAATTTTTAATGGAAGAACCTATTTAATGGAATACAATATTGAAGATACACCTACAGTAGATACTACAGATAAAGCAACTGCTATTTTAAAAAAGTATAAAGAAGCTGTATCTATCAAAGATCATTGGAGAGAAAAATTTGAAGAAGCATATGAATATTGTCTTCCAAATAGAGAATCATTTTATGATGAATCACCAGGACAAAAAAGAACTGATAAGATTTTTGATGAAACAGCAGTAGTTGGTGTTCAAGAATTTGCATCTAGATTACAATCTGGTATTGTTCCAATTTTTGCAAGATGGGCAGATTTTCAAGCTGGATCAGAAATACCAGAAGAACAAAAATCACAAGTTAATTTACAGTTAGATAAAATAACTGATTATGTTTTTGAAGTATTACAAAACTCAAACTTTAATCAAGAAGTACATGAAGCATTTATGGATCTTGCAGTTGGTACAGGATGTATGTTAGTTGAAGAAGGTGATGCTGTTAATCCAATTAAATTTACAGCTATACCATTGCCTAAAGTTTGTTTAATGAATGGCCCAGATGGAAAAATAGATACTGTTTATAGAACTAGAAAAGTTAAACCAGAACATATTAGTATTTTATATCCTAAAGCTATAATGCCACAATACTTTGATCCATTGAGAGAGAAAAAAGATTTAACTATTGTAGAAGTAGTTTATAGAATTTATGAAAACAATGTAGAAAAATATAAATACTGTGTAGTATTAGAAAATCCTAAAGCAGTTATATTTGAAGAAATATATTCTGGAGAAGGATCAAATCCATATTTAGTATTTAGATGGAATAAAGCATCTGGTGAAGTATATGGTAGAGGGCCAATATTTAATGCTATGGCAGCAATTAAAACTTGTAACTTAACTATTGAGTTAATATTACAAAATGCACAGATGGCGGTATCTGGAGTTTATACTTATGAAGATGATGGAGTAATTAATCCAGATAATATTGCATTAGTACCTGGATCATTAATTCCAGTAGCTCCAGGATCAAGAGGATTAAATTCAATTCAATCTGCATCTAACTTTGATGTTGCTCAATTAGTATTGCAAGATATGAGAGCTAATATTAAAAAAGCTTTATATATGGAAACTCTTGGAAGACCAGAAGGAACTCCAATGACAGCAACAGAAGTTTCTGAAAGAATGGCAGATCTATCTAGACAGATAGGTTCATCATTTGGCAGACTTCAATCTGAGTTTATTCATCCTTTATTAAAAAGAATAATTAGATTATTATCTAAACAAGGTAGAATAGAATTACCTAAAGTTAATGGTAGAGAAGTTAAAATAGCTGCAAGATCTCCATTAGCAAAAGCACAACATATGCAAGATATATCAGATGTTAATAGATTTAATGAAATTATTGCAGGTACATTTGGCCCTCAAATGATTAATGTTATTGTTAATCAAAATGAAACTGCTAAGTATCTAGCACAAAAAATGAATTTGCCAGAAAAACTTATTCGAGATGAAGAAGAACAAAGGCAGATAGTACAACAGATTAGTCAATTACAAACTGCACCAAAAGAAGGAGAGATACCACAATAATGAGTTGGGATGGTCTTAAGACAAAAAAACCAATCCCTGCAAAATCTATTGATGGTTATGTTCGAACTGACGAAGAAGAACGTAATCTTAATAAAACATTTGCAGGTGTATTCAAAGGTGAGGATGGTAAAAAAGTCCTCGACTATATAAAATCAATTACAACTGAAGCAGTTGCTGGGCCAAATATAGAAAGCAATCAATTATTTCATTTAGAAGGAATGAGATTTTTAGCAGGTGTAATACAAACAAGGATAAAAAAAGGAGAACAAGATGGTAGATGATAATGCTACAAATACAGCACCAGTCACCACAGAAGAAACTACTGCGGTAACTAAACCAGAATATGTACAAGATAAATTTTGGGATGCTGATAGAAATGAAGTGAACTTAGAAAACTTAGCAAGTAGTTATAATTCTCTTGAAAAGAAATTAGGTTCAAGAACAGAAGATCTTTCAAAACAAATAAGACAAGATATTGAGTTAGAAAGATTGTCAAAAGCTCCAGAAGAATACAAAGTTAATCTTCCGGAACTTCCAGAAAATGTAGATGTATCTGTATCTGATGATATGGAAATAGTACAATGGTGGAAAGAAACTGCTAAATCAAATGGTTTATCTCAAGAACAATTTGATCAAGGAGTTAATATGTTTATTAACAATGCAATAGCAACATTACCAGATATAAATTCTGAAATGGAAAAACTAGGTGATACTGCAAAAGAAAGAATAGAAGCAGCTGAGCTTTGGTCTAAGAAAAACTTATCGCCAGATGCTTATAATACTTTTTCTAGCGTTGCATCAACAGCAGAAGGTGTAAAAGCAATTGAGGAAATTATGAAGTTAACAAAAGATAGCCCAATTCCAACAACACCTACACAAGTATCTGTAACACCAGATATTCAAGATCTAAAATCTATGTTGAATGATCCAAGATATTACGATTCAAATCAAAGAGATCCAGCATACGTAAAACGAGTGGAGCAGTTGTTTGAAAAGGCGTATCAAAATAAACAAGGCTAAGAAACCTTTTAAGTATAAAAAACTTAATAAGGATTTACATTGGCTAGATGCAGTTAGTGATCCAGGTTGGTTATCTGAAGAAGATATGGATAATCAAATACCTGCTAAAGCTGTATGTAGCCAAATGTGGATTTATAAAGAAGACGATAAATCAATTACATTATTTGGTACATATTCATATGATGATAAAGGTAAGTTAGAATTTGGAGAAGTTATAACTATTCCTAAAATATGGATTTAATGTGCGTTGTTTATATAATTAAACAAATCTATTTTTGCAATTAAGACCTTAAAAATGTTCAATGATTGCCCTTAACTGGATAACAATCCTCTGCATTTGTAAGACAATCGGTAAATAAACGTAACTTAACAACAAGGAGCTAATAATGGCTACATCAATAACAAATGCCTTTATAACTCAGTTCGAAGCTGAAGTTCACATGGCTTACCAAAGAATGGGTTCTAAATTAAAGAACTTGGTAAGAAATGTTAATGGCGTTAACGGTAATACTGTTAAGTTTCAGAAAGTTGCACAAGGTTCTGCAAACACTAAAGCAAGACACGCTGAAGTAGTTGCAATGGATCTATCTCACAGCAATGTGACAGCAACTTTAACTGATTACTATGCAGCAGATTACGTTGACAAGTTAGACGAGTTAAAGGTAAACATAGACGAAAGACAAGTAGTTGCACAATCAGCAGCTTATGCACTTGGTAGAAAAACTGACGAAGTGATAAGAGATGTGATGGCTGCAGGTACATCTTTTGCAAATAACGTAAACTCAGACGCATCAACAGCAATGTCTTTAGTTAAAGCTAAAAACATGATGGAAACATTTAACGGAAATGATGTTCCAGATGATGGTCAAAGATACTGGGTAGTAGGGCCTAAACAATGGTCTGATCTATTAGGTATCGATCAATTCACTAGACTTGAGTATGTAGGACAAGATGAATTACCATTTAAAGGCGGTATGACTGCTAAAAGATGGTTAGGATTCTTATGGTTTGTACATTCTGGTTTATCAACAACTGCGAGTGATAGAAATACTCTAGCATTCCACAAATCAGCTGTTGGTCTAGGAATCGGTTCTGATGTTAAAACTGAAGTGAACTACATTCCAGAAAAAGTATCACACTTAATTACATCTATGCTTTCAATAGGTGCAGTTGAGATCGATGCTAATGGTCTAAGAGTTCAAAAATGTGCTGAATAATAGGAGGATATAAATGGCTTACGAAACTTCAAACCCAATCAAAAAGATTGCTGAAGCTGGTGGTAACTCTGTATTCTTCTACAGTGATGGTGACGCTATTGCTACAATAGCTGCATCTGGTTACTTCAACTCAGCAACTAATGAACTAAAAGAAAACGATATTATCCTTTGCGTAGGTTCAAATGGTGGTACTCAAACAGTTGACATTCTTGTAGTGTCTTCTGCAACAGGTGCTGCTACTGTAACTGTCGTAAATGGTTCATAATATCATTTAACGAAAATTATTGAGGGCGGGATTTTCCTGCCCTCAATTTATTTATTAGGAGAATATGGCAACATCAAAAGTAGATATATGTGCAAGAGCTTTAGTAATGATAGGTGCTCAACCTATATCTTCTTTTTCAGATGGTAGTACAGAAGCTTTAGTTGCCTCAAATGTTTATGAAGATATTGTTCAATCTTCATTGACTAGACACAGATGGAAATTTGCTACCAATCAAAAACAATTATCTTTATTAGCTACAGCACCAACAGGTAGATATGAATATGCTTATCAGTTACCAGCTGATCCAGGCGTTTTACAAATTATAACAATTACAGTTAATGATTATGTTATTCCATATACTAGATACAAAGATATGATCTATGTAAATACTTATGGAGCTAATCATGCACTTATATTAGATTATATTTATAGAGTTGAAGAAGATTATTTTCCTGCTCATTTTAGAGTAGCATTAGAATATGAATTAGCTTCTATATTTGCAGGATCAGTTGCAAGAGATGCAGGAATGATTAGAGAGTTTAAAGCATTAGCTGATAGACAATTTTTAATATCTAAAAACATAGATACTTCTGAAGTAACAACTAGAAAACTTGATACTTCTAGATTTATAAACTTAAGAAATTCTACGAGAACTGATGTATAATGGCAAGAACATTAAAAACTGTATTAACGAATTTTTCTTCTGGAGAGATTAATCCTTTATTAGCTAACAGAATAGATACTCCTGCTTATAATAATGGTGCAAAACAATGTAGAAATTTTGCTTTACTTGCAGAAGGTGGAATAATGAGAAGACCAGGAACTTCTTATTTAGCTACATTAGCTGCTGAAAGTAGAATAATTCCATTTGTATTTTCTGATGATGAAATAGCTATTATTGTTTTATCTAATAATAGAATGGATGTTTACAATATAAGTGGTACTGCAATTGTTTCTAATTATACTACAAACTGCAATTGGACTACAGCTCAATTATTTGAATTAAATTATGCTCAATTTGGAGATACAATATTTATAACTCATCGAGATAATCCAACTAGAAAAATATTTAGATCTTCTGCATCAACATTTACTGTTACTGCATTTGATTTTGATATTGAAGAAGATATAGTAGTTTCTGGATCATATAAAAAAGCAACACCATTTTATAAATATGAAGATGGTGATACAACATTAACATTATCAACTGATGCTACTGGTACTGGTAGAACTGTTACTTCAAGTGTTGGATTTTTTACATCTAGTTATGTTGGTAGTTATTTATTAGTTGATGATAAACAATTACAAATTACAGGATATACTTCTTCAACAGTTGTTACTGCAACAATTATAGAAGCTGGTATTAATGGAACTGGCCCACATTATAATTGGAAAGAAGAAGCTATTTCTCCAGCTAGAGGTTATCCTCAAGCAGTTACATTTCATAATAATAGATTATGGTTAGGTGGATTAAAATCTAGACCTGCTGGAATATTAGCATCAAGAATATCTGAATATTTTAATTTTGATGTTGGAACAGGCGCAGCAGATGAATCAATTGATTTAGATATTGCAGGTTCTGAAGTTAATGAAGTTAGACATATGCTATCTGGAAAAGACTTACAAGTATTTACAGATGGTGGTGAATATTATATTCCAAGAGCAAATGATAATACTATAACTCCTGGAAACGTATCTGTATTAAGACAAACACCTTATGGTATTAGTAGAACAGCTCCAGTTATGTTTGATCAAGCAGCAGGTTTTGTTCAAAAGAATGGTAAATCTGTAAGAGAGTTTATTTATTCCGATATAGAAGATGGATATAAATCTACATCTGTATCTATTCTTGCTCAACATTTAATTGATAGTCCAAAACAAATAGCAGTTATTAAAGGTAACTTTACTAGACCAGAACAATATGCTTTCTTTTTAAATAATGGTTCAACTTATCCTGGTAGATTAGCTGTATTTCATTCTGTAAGAGATGAAAAAATTGCAGGTTGGAGTTTATGGGAAACTAGAAATAATGATTATTTTCATTCTATTATTTCATTAAATGAATATTTAGTATGTATTGTTAAAAGAGTATTAGATAGTACAACAGTTTATACGCTAGAATTATTTGCAGATGATGATAGTAATACATTAGATATGAAAACTACATCAACAGTAAATCAAAGAGGTACGCCATTAGTAAATGGCGGTAGTCAAACAGGATCTGTATTAGCTGTTGATGGATTTACTTCAGATCCACAAATTAATGAAACATTTACAATTGCAGGTAATTCAACTGAATATATAATACAAGCTGTTACTAATAATGGTGGTGGATCTTATAATCTTAATTTAGATAAAAATTTAGCAGCAACTCCTGCAGATAATGCAGTAATAACTTTAGTTAAAGGTTTTTTACATAATGTAAATGGTATATATACAAATGAATCTATTAACGCTGTTGAAGGAAATAGTTCATTAGGTGCGTTTACTGTTTCGGCATCTGATACTATTACTTTAAATACACCAAGAGCATCTGGTGTAAATGTAGGATTTAATTACACACCAATAATTGAAACTATGCCAATTGATAAAGAATTAGCTGAAGGGCCATTAACTGGTTTACCTAGAAGAATTTCAAGAGCCATCATTGATCTTAACTCTGCTTTAGATTTAACTGTCAAAGCTGCTGACAATACCTCTAAATCTTTAGTAGTCCAACAAGTTAATTTTACTGGTGGTTCTGACCTCACACCTGTTACTGAAAAAAAAGAATTTTTCTTTTTGGGATATGATAAAAGTCCAACTGTTACATTATCTCAAGATGATCCATTACCAATTAAAATATTAGGAATGTCTGTGGAGGTAGTTTTTGCATGAGTGCTGATCCTGTTACTTTAGCTGTTGCAAGTACTGTTGTATCAGCTGTTGGTACATATCAACAAATACAAGCTCAAAAAGCAGCTAACAAAGCAATTATTAGAGAATATGAAACTGAACGTAAATATAATCAGTTAAAAGGTTTACAAGATGCTAATGATGTAATGGAAGAAGCTCAAAGAAAAAGAAAACAAAACTTAGCTATTGTAGCAGGTTCTGGTTATTCTGATGACAGTAGAAGTTTTTTAGCTGTTCAAAGTGAAATAGATAGAATAGCTGCTAAAGATATTACAAATATAAAAATTAATGTTGGTAGAGCTGAACAAAAATTACAAAGTCAAATTTATTCAACTAAAGTTATGGGTAAAGCTCAAGAGTATGGAGCTTATGCAGCAATTGGAGCTGCAGCATTAAAAACAGGAGCTTATGCTAAATCTATGAAAGTACCAAAAGGTCAATATGATGGAGCAGGTTCATACGCACAATATTTAGATAATCCAACAGGATATAGTGGGAGTAAATAATGGCATTAAAAGAAGGTAAAAAAACAGTTAGTTTAAAAGCTTCGGTAGCTGATAATATTGGAATACCTAAATTTCCAGATACAACAATATTTGCTTCAATTGCTAAACCTGTATCAGAAGCAATTGATGCTTTTAGACAAAAAGCTGAAGTTGATGCAACAGCTAATTGGCAGTTTCAATTTAATCAACAATCAAGAGATCATTATTTACAATTAAAAGATAAATTTAAATTTGATCCAGAAGGTATGAGAAATGCTGTAGATACTTATTCTAAAACTACTTTAGCTAATACTCCTAGTGCTTTTAAAAATGTAGCTCAAAATATATTAGCTCAAAAAAATCTAGCTAATATGTCTTATGCTACAACTAATTATAATGCTAGAGAAGATCAAAGAGCATTAGATGGTTGGGATGAATTAAAAACATCAACAATAATTGATGCAGGAGCACATTTAGATACTATTACTCAAAATCCTAATTTAAGTGTTTTAGATATAAATAGTTTTATTGGTAATGATTTACAAAAAACCATAAATCATAATTATGGTGGAGCTGAAATAACTTTAGTACAAACTAATAGATTAGCTGGTTCTCAACTTAAAAAGAATTTAACTAGCGATATTATTGATATGGAAGCTCTAAGAGTTTTTTCTATTATTAAAAAATTTGGTGATGTTAATGGTAATAAATATTTTTTAAATTATGCTGCAGGTGAAGATAATTTTCCTGTAACACCAGATAATATTGATAATCCTATATTTCAAAAATATGCAAATGATATTAAAGATCCTTTTACCAGAGGTAAAATTATACAAAAAGTAAAATCATTATATGATGATTACAATAGTAAAAATATTACTTCATTAAAAAATGCTACAATAAAATATAATCTTGATAGAGAACAAGATTTTGGAGCAGTATTAGATGTAAATATTTTTAAAGATGGTGCAAATGGTAATGCAACTAATTATGTAATTAATAATATGCCAGGAATAAGTGAAACTGATTTTCCTAAAGCTGTAGAAATAGTTAATAAAAATATTAATGTTCAAAAATTAGTAAGTAAAGCAATTAATAATGAAATAATAGACAATTTTGAAAGTAATGAACAAATGGAATTATTTAAAACTGCATTACTTAGAAGACAAGGAATTGATGATAAAAATATAACTGATATTAAAAATCAAGATGCACTAGGTACTGTAATGCAAATATATAAAAATCAAAATATGGAACCAACTGCTGTACTAAAAAAAATTAATAAAGATTATAATGTTAATTTTAAAACACCAGGAATGATTGAAGATTTTGATGAAAATTTAGCTTTATTTAATTTTATAAAATCAAAAGATATGTTTCCATATGTTACAGTAGAAAATGAAAGTATTTATAATGCAGCAAATGATATGGGTATTTCAGCTATGTCATCTAGAGAACAAAAAGCAGAAATGCTTAATAAATTATTAGAAAATAAAGGTAATCTAGCTGAAAATAAAGAAAAAATTTCAAAAAATATAGATGATAATATTCAAATAGCTATTGATAGTATGAAATGGGCAATTGAAATGCAAGACATCAATACAGATACTTGGTGGTTAAAGAAAATGTTTAATAAAGGAAAAAATAAATTTGCTCATATGTTTATCCCAGAAAGTACTAGTCTTTGGTACAAAGGACTTGATATGACACCACAAGTACAAACTATATTATTAGATAATATTAAAACACAATTAGCTTACATTAATGGAGCTAAAGATATTGATTTAACAACTGATGAAGGTAAAACTTTATTCTATAAAGGATTTATTCAAGCCTTACATTCAATGAATAAACAAGGTTATTCTGCTACTAGATTAAATGGTACAGGTAAAGTTAGTATGGTTAAACATGGTTTTGAAAAAGAAGTTGGTTTTACTGGTCAAGGTTTTGATTCAGCATTAATGGCTCAAGCAAATTGGTTAAAAGCTAATTTATCAGAAGAAGAACAAATTGAAAGATTTGGTTTTGATTCAGTTGCTCCAAGTGGTAAAAAACAAACACCTAAAGATATTAATGCTATTATGAAAACAGTAATAGATGAAAATTATAAAAATCTTATTGTAGAATTTGCAGGTACTTATAGTATTGATAACAAAGATAAAAAAGTTCCAAACTATCATGCAAAAATTTTACATGAAGGAAAATTAATTAATTTAACTCAAGGTGATAATTATTTTGATCCTACTGGATTAGGAAGTAATAAATTAATTGAAGGTATGCCAACTTCTAGAGCGCAAGTAATTCAAGAAATAGCTGAGAAAAAATTTGATTTATTTATGAATAAAAAATTAGGTAGATTTATAGATGGTGATTCAGCTACAGAAAAATGGTTACAAAAATTTTTCTTTGCAACAACTAAAACATTTGTTGAAGCATCTGATTATAGATTTTATCCAGATTTTCCAATAGTTGATGATGTACCAAAAGAAGTAAAACCATTTAATGTTATATTTAAACTTTTAGGTAAAGATATAGATGTTGAAAAATACTACAATGAAGCAGCTGAAATTAATAACGAAATAGATGAAATGGTTTCTTATGATCAACAGATTATGGGAAATAGAAGAATAACTGATAAACAAAAATTATTAGAAGCTAGAACACCACCACATAAAACTTCTTATACTCAAGAAAATATTCAAAAAACATATAGACAATATGTTTATAATAATTATCAAAATAAAGATTTACCATTAACATTAAGAACCAATAACTATATGGCAGTTATGAAAACTGATGAAACTTGGGATGGTGAATTAAAAGATATATCAACAGGTAATCAAGCAGCTATATTTGCTAGTCCTGTAGATTCTATTAGAGCAGGTGTAAAAGTTATGATTAATAATTCAACATTAATTAAAAATGAAACTACTAAAAGATATGGAAATAATCCTACTGTTGAAGAAATATTAAGTGTGTATGCAGTTGATAGCGAAAACTATTTAAATGCTTTAGAAGAAAAAACTGATTTTACTAGAGATACAGCAATTAACTTTTTTGATGGAAATCAAATGAATATGTTAATTAAATTTATGATTGAACATGAAATGGGAAGCGAAGCATTTAATCAATACTATCCACCTAATAATCAATTATTTTTAGATGAAATGATTTTTGAAGGATATACTAGAGGTATTAATTCTTTTGGTGGTAGATTAGGTAAAATAGATTAATGACAGCTTATCCATTTACACCTGCTGATGCAGAAAGTTTAAAACAAGAAAGAAACAATCCTGTACAATTTAATCCTGTAAAAGATTTTTCTAAAGGATTTGCAGATGAAAATTTAACTAGTATTGCTTTTGAACATATGGTTAATCATCAAGATTTTATACCAGATGAAACATATAATCCAAAAGAAGATCCTAGATTAAAAAACTATGAAGATTTATATGATATGTTTATGTTTAGTAGAAGTGCTGAAGAAACTACAGCTATTATAAATAAATTAAATATACAAGCAGAAACTAATTATGCAAGTCCTTGGTATCATATTGGTAAAATAACTGGTGCATTTTTAGATCCATCTACATTATTATTAGCATCTAAGTTTGGTCAAAGTGCAAAAGTATTTGGATCAGCATTTACAGCAGAAGAATTATCTAAACAAGTATTAGATCCTACAAGACCAGATGAATATGTTCCTTGGGTTGTAGCTGGAGGATATGGTGTTCCTTATCTTTTAAATAAAATGGCTAAAGGTCAAATTGGAGCTAAAGTACAAGATAAAATTATTCAAGCTGATAAAGCATACAATACTCCTAAAAAACAAACTGTAGATAATAAAATATATCAAGATGGTAATTTTGTAGATCCTAATCAACAAGTTAAGCCTGGATCAGTAGGAGCTGCTACAGCAGAAAATAAAATTCAAAGTACACCTAAAAAAGAATTTGAAGGTGAAGAATTTATTAAAACTAATTTAGGAATATTTGGTGAAGGTGGCCCATGGACACCTGTATTTAGATTAGCTAAATCAAAATCATTAAATGCAAGAAAAATGATTGCAGATATTCTTGATACTCCATTATTAAAATTAAAAAATACAAAACAATATGGTTTTGAAGCATCTGAGGCATCTATAGAAACTAAATTAAGAATGATGGAAGTTGGAAATATAGAAGCTATGAAAGGTATTAAAGATCAATACTTACTTTATTTAAAAAGAGTACAAGGTAAATCACCAACTACTGAATTAGGAATTAATTTATCAAATAGATTTAATAATGATTATATGTCTATTACACAATTTGGTACAGAAGTTGCTAAAGCTAGATTAAATAAAATGCAACATGAAGTGCCAGAAGTAGCGGCTGCTGCTAGAATTACACAAGAAAAAGTTTATGGCCCACTTGGTAAAGAAGTACAAGAACTTGGTATTCGTAAAATTCCAATTGAACAAGAACTTAAATTTTGGGAATCTGCATTAGATACATTAAAGAAAAAAAAAGAAGGAACTATTAGTTTTAAATCTAAAATAGATGGTCAAACTTCTCAATACACAGCAACAGAAATTACAAATAAAATTAAAAAATTAAAAGAAAGATTAATTAGAGCAGATAAGTTAGTAGAAGATTATGTTAATATTATTTACAATAAACCTGCAATCGATAATAATAAAAATTTATTTAAAGAAATTATTAGAGAAGACTTTATTAAACGTGGTTTAGTTATTAATAATAAAAAATTAAATCAATTAGTAGAAGATTTATCAAATCATTTTCCTTTTATTAGATTTGAAAAAACTAAATACACAGATAATGTTGATGATCTTATTTATGAAAGATTTGCTTTTAATAGACCTAGATATGCTAGATCTACTAGAGCTAGAGAATTAAATTTATTACCAGAAACACAAGCTAAATTAATAGATAACAATTTTATTGTTGGTGATATTTTTTCATTAATGAAATCTTATTACAGACAAATATCTCCAGATATATTATTTACTAAAAAATATGGTGATCCTAATGCTTTAGGTATTAAATATATTTCTGAATCTGAATCAATGACAAGTCCTGGTATTTACCAAGTTGCTTCAGAATATAATAAAAGAATTAATTTAGCTAAAAATAAACAAGAAAAATTAAAACTTGTTAAAGAAAGAAATCAAGTATTAGAAGATTTAGAATCTTCTGTAGAGTTAGTTAGAGGTACTTTTGGTTTACCTGCTAATCCTCATCATTGGACTTCTAGAGCTATGAGAGGAATGAAACATTATAATGCTCTTACTATGCTTACAGGGTTTATGGCAGCAGTATCAGATGTAGCTAGAACTGTTATGACATCTGGTATTGAAAGAGGATTTAAAACACAATTTGAAATGTACTCAGATATGTTATCAGGCAAAAATGGAACAGGTATTTTTAAACTTGGTAAAAAAGAAGCTCAATCATTTGCAGAAGCAGTTGATATGATTACTGGTCAAAGAGCTATGTTATTTTCTGATATTGGAGATATGTTTGGTATGGGATCTAAAGTTGAAGGTGCTATGGGTAAAGCAGCAAACTTTAACTTTATGTATATTAACATGATGTCTAGATGGACAGAATTTATGAAAAGTGCTGCATCAGTTACTATTGGATCTAGAATAATTGAAGATTCTATTAAATGGTCTAAAAGTAATCCTTTAGCTGATAAATGGAAAACTGCATTAGCATCTTCCGGTATTGATGAACAAATGGCAAAAAGAATAGCTAATGAGTTTGAAAAACATGGTACTAAGTTAGAACATAATTTTATGGCTAATACAGCTGAATGGACAGATGATGCTGCTAAACAAGCATTTGGTGCAGCTCTTAATAAAGATATTAATATTACAATTGTAACTCCAGGCAAAGGTGATACTCCATTATGGATGTCATATGAATTAGGATCTACTATTGCTCAGTTTAAAAAATTTGCTATGGCTGCTAATCAAAGAATGTTGATGAGAGGTATGCAAGAAAAAGATATGGATTTTTTATTTGGAGCATTTTTATTATTAGGATCTGGTATGATGATTGATGCTATTTATCATGAGTTTAGATTTGGTAAAGATTATTCTAAATTATCATTAACTCAAAAATTATTAAATGGTTTTGATAGATCTGGATTAGCAGGAATCTACACAGATATTAATAGATCTATTGAAGCTTTAACAGATAATAGAATTGGTATAGCTCCAATGTTTGGTGAAGGTAAACCTTATGGATCTTCTATGAAATCTAAAGTTGGATTATTAGGCCCATCAGCAGGACAAATTTATAATGTGTTTGATATTATGTATGATGTAGGTGCAAACAAATATAATCATTACACAGCACGTAATGTGCGTAGATTAATACCATTTCAAAATGTATGGTATTTGGATTGGTTATTTGATGACATAGAAAAAGGACTTCGTTAATGGCTATAATTATATCTGATACAGAACCTCGAGTTCAATATACTGCAACAGCTGGACAGACTAGCTTTACTGTTCCATTTGAATTTTTTGCTAATGCAGATTTAAAAGTATTTAATGGTACAACACAATTAACTTTTGCTGCATCACCAAGTACAGCATCAGAATATTCGGTATCTGGAGCAGGACAAACTGGTGGTGGATCTATTACACTAGGTGGATCTGGTGCAACATTAAATGATATTATTACAATTTATAGAGATTTAGCTATTGAAAGAACTACAGACTTTCCAACATCTGGAGCTTTTCAAATCAACTCACTTAATACTGAATTAGATAAAATTATTGCTATGGCTCAGCAATTAGAAAGAGATTTAAAATTCTCTCCAAAAGCTGCTGCTACTACTTCAAATACATTTAATATTACATTTCCAAACTTATCTGCTAATAAAGTTTTATCTGTTAATAGTGCAGGTACAGGATTAGAGTTTGCTCAAGACATAACTGATATTACTACAATTGCAGGAATAGCTAATGATGTAAGTACAGTTAGTGGTATAGCTGCTAATGTTACAGCAGTTGCAAATGATGCAACAGATATTGGTACTGTTGCTACAAATATTGCTTCAGTAAATACGGTAGCAACAAATATTGCTGATGTAATAACAGTAGCTAACGATCTTAATGAAGCTATATCAGAAGTAGAAACTGTAGCCGATGATTTAAATGAAGCTGTTTCTGAAATTGATACAGTTGCTAATAATATTACAGATGTAAATACAGTTGGTAATGCTACAAATATTGCTAATATAACTTTAGTTGCTGGTCAAATATCTCCAACTAATAATATTTCTACTGTTGCTGGAGCTAATGCAAATATTACAGCTATTGCTAATGATCTTGGTGGATCTAACACAATTGGAACTGTTGCATCAGATTTATCTGGTTCTAATAACATTGGAACAATAGCAACAGATCTTACTGGTAGTAATACTATAGGTACTGTAGCAACTGATTTATCTGGATCTAACAATATTGGAACAGTAGCTAGTAATATTGCATCTGTTAATTCATTTGCAAATATTTATAGAATTGGTAGTACAAATCCTGTTTCATCTTTAGATGAAGGTGATTTATTTTATAATTCTACTGATAATAGATTGAAATTTTATGATGGAAGTGCGTGGACAAACATTGAAGCTACTGATACTTCCAATTTAGCAACAAATGGATTCGCTATAGCCATGGCGATTGCATTATAATAAAGGAGATATATGGCACAAAACTTTAGAAGATATACAAGCAACAATGTAGGCATAAGTGCTACTGCTATACCTAGTGGTGCAGCATTTGATAGTTATGATACTATTGTTGGTATATCAGTTGCAAATGTTACAGCTTCTGCTGTAGTTGCATCTGTATATATTAATGATGGTGCTAACGACATCTATCTAATTAAAGATGCACCAATACCAAGTGGATCAGCATTACAAGTATTAGATGGTGGTGCTAAATTTGTAGTTCAATCTGGTGATAGAATTTATGTTCAATCAGATACAGCTTCATCATTAGATGTTTGGGTATCAACAGTAGATGCAATAAGTACATAGGAGATTTTAGTTAATGCCTTTCATTGGAAATCAACCAGCATTAAGTTACACAAGTTTTGCTAAGCAAGACTTTACTACAAGTGCGACTACATCTTACACACTTGACTATCCTGTAGCTAACGAAAATGAATTGGCATTATTTATTAACTTTGTTAGACAAGAACCTGGTAGTTATTCAGCATCTGGTACAAGTTTAACTTTAACAAGTGCCACATCTGCATCAGATGATATGTATGCAATTTTTTTAGGTAAAGCTGTTCAAACAGTAAATCCTCCAAGTGGTTCTGTTGGAACTTCACAACTTGGCAGTTCTTTAGATTTTTCTAGCAAAACAATTACACTTGCTAGTAACATGAAAAACACTCCAGCTTTTTTAGTAAGAAATTCAGCATCTCAATCTTTATCTGATGACACTGTAACAAAAGTTCAATTTAATAGTGTAGTGTATGACACCGAAAGTGGTGCTTATGATAATGTTACAAATTATCGTTTTACAGTACCAAGCGGACAAGGTGGAAAATATGCTGTGTACTCTAAGATTATTATAGATTCAGAAGTGTCTTCTAATTTAGATGGTGCTGTAATTGATATAAGAAAAAATAATTCTTCTATAACAGGTGGTGGTGGTAATGAAGCTATTTTTTTGAGTAATCCAGTAAGATTAACACCGCTATCACAATTTGCCGCAGTACAATTAAATGCTGGAGATTATTTAGAGGTTTTTTGCAGAATAGAAGCAACGGATGCTACTGGTGGTAGAGTTAATACTAACGGTAATTTTGGAGCATACAAAATTATAGAATAAGGAGGTAAAACTATGGCACAACTAAGTACAAAAATAAAAGAATACTGCAAAGCTAATGGAGTAGCTGATGTAGATTTTTTAAATGATGTTAAGTTGCAAGACGACAGCAATGGTCAAGGTGTTTATATAGCTGAGTGGAATTTAGATATTGCACAACCAACTGACGCACAACTAACATCTTATGAAACTGCTGCAAATACTGCTGAAGCTAATGCTCAAGTAGATGCTGCAAGACGACAAGCCTATGGTTCTTGGGGAGATCAATTAGATGAAATCTACCATAACATTGATGCTTGGAAAACTAGAATACAAAGTATAAAAGATAATAACCCTAAGAGTTAATAAATGGCATATATAGGTAGAGATACAGATAAAATAAGTAATGTAGAGG